GATCAATTTTTTCTGGTTCATTTCCAAGAGTTATATCATCATACCAAATTTTTTGAAACATTGTATATGAGTTTTCAATAAATTCTAGTTCTCTCGTTTCTGTGTCAAATACATGAAAACCTTTTTTATCATTGTAGTCTGCCCAAGTAAATTCACACGGCGAACCAAGATAATGAATATTTCCTCTGCTACTACGATGATGGTAATGCCCACTACATACAGTATCAAAACGATTGAAGATATTAGGGTCGTCACCATGAGACGGAGGAGCACCAACAAACATTGGAAAACCTGCAAGTTCCAAATGGCCAAAAAGAATTGGGCAACGTGTTTCATTAATAATCCTTAATGATTCTTCACGGTTCTCATCACAAATCCATGGTGTCAATAAAATATTAGTATTATTGAATGACCATGATACTGGTGTGTTATCCCACACTTTAAATGAAGGATATTGATGCACTACAAGTTCTTTCAATGAATTCACATTGTTCGTATTCTTATAGTAAGTATCATGATTGCCAGCAATGATATGAAAGTCTAAATCCCTTGAAGCAATTTTTTCAAGGAAATCTTCTCTCAATCTCTTAGCAGTGGCAATATTAATATATTTGCGGCGATCAACAAGATCACCAAGATGGACAATAGATTTGATAGAGTGTCTATCAATATACGGAAAAAAGATTTCATCAAGAAAATCCTTCATGTTGTTAAGCATAACAGGGGAGTCATTTTTAACTCCAAAAGTGGGTATCAGTTATAAGAGCAATACGTGTCACACTGAGTCTCCTTTCATTTTATATAACTAATGATTCATACGTTGTTTCTACCAATTCGTGAATAATTTGTTTTAGGACGGGTATCTTTAAAAACATTATTCTTTTGAGTATTACTATTATGCTTATTGATTGATGAGATACAATAGTCACGAATGGTCTCAAGCCTTACGAGATAATTCATTTTCTCATTTGGATGAGCGATAGGCGAATTAATTTTTTCAACAATATCTACCACACTTGGTGGAACCATATGTATATTATCATTATTCATAAAACTTCTCCACTCCAATTTTTTTATCTTTACGCTTTGTTGCTTTCTCTGATTGTTTTTTATCGTATGACTTGACAAGATTTTTCATATAATCATTATCCAAATTGACAGTCACATTTTTTTCATCACCTATAGATTGTTCAGCCAGCATACCTTCAAAGTAAAAATTCTCCAAAGTCTTCTGTTTGATATACAGATGTTTCTTCTCTTTGTCAATACGCCTTAAGAAAGCATACCAAATAATCTGCGTAAAATATGCAAATGGATTTGTTGATTTTTCAGGATTAAAATTATTTAAATAATTAACACAGTTCTCTAGTCCATCTGAAATCATTTCATCACGATACGTATAACTGATGAAGTTTGGTTTTAGAGAAAGACGAGTTGCAATTTTATAAAGACATTCGCCAATATAAGGAGGAATCCTTGGATGTTCTTCACCCTTTTCATCAGCTTCTGCACAATCACTTTTATATTGAATAATAGCTGTATAAAATTTCTTATTATCAATATAATGAATACTTACTTTTTTAACTTTTTCTTTACGAATTTCTTTTGCTAATTCTGGTACTTCTGGTACTTCTGTCATTTTTAAATACTCGCATTGTAAATTTTGTAATCAAAACTTTCACTATTGTATATATTTAGACGTTCCATAAAATGTAATAATGTAAAATTCATTTTTGTTTTATGTTTTAAATCATCTGCAATATCATATACTACTACAGATGATTTTTCTGTTCCTATACGTAGTCCACGACCAATTGATTGTAATGTTCTCACACGAGATTTGGTCGGAGAACTAAACACAACATTATGAAGATTGCGTATGTTAACACCAGTTGAGAATGTGCCGTAACTGGCAACAATGATAGCATTAGTTTCTTTTTCAACGATATGCCGTATTGCTTCACGTTCTTCTCCATCAATTCCTCCATGAATAAAAAATATAGGTCTATCTGGCTGTTTATCCTTCAACATATCAAATAACATCTTACCATGTTTTTCAACAAATTGAAAGAGAATAAGTGAGTTTCCTTCCAAAGAAAGTGACAAATTACGTAAAAATTTGTTTCTTGCTTGATGCCTTACAATAAAATCTACTTCATCTTGATATGACATGCTCTTGACGAGTTTTCTTTCCTCATCACTATATCCAAGAACAATTGCTTTAATTTTAAGATCAGCAACATGATTTTTTTCCATCAATTCAGCAGTCGTTGTTACTTTATATACAGGACCAAACAATCCTTCTAAAACCATTTTGTTTGTTTGCGAACCATCTAAAGTACCAGTAAACCCAAAACGATATTTACAATTGCCCATCTTCTCCATAATTGATGTAAGAGATTTGGCTTTGAATAAATGTGCCTCGTCTCCTATGGCCACATCAAACTGTTCGAAATAGCTTTTAGGCAACTTGTATATAGATTGCCATGTTGAGATGGTAATTGGTTTATCTGTCTGTTTATCTTGACCCTCATAAATTCTATGGACGAACTTATCGGATATAAAACCATAATCAGCAAAGTCAGAGGCAAGTTGACTAACCAAAGAAGTAGTTGGAACAATAATAAGAGTACGTGCATTATAATACCTCGTTAATAGATAGATAATTAATGATTTGCCGGAAGCAGTTGGTGATAAAAAAACGCCTCTGTCATACTTTATTGCATGACGAAAGGCGTTTATTTGATAATCACGAGGAGTCAATGTTAACTCACAGTCGTTTAAAAATTCTTTTACCTCTGAATCATTGAATGTAGTTAAGTTTGGTTTACAGTTATCATCATATTCAACATCATAATTTCTAGAAGATGCAAATTCTGATACTTCTTTAATTAAGCCAAAATATAACAAAGCAGTCATTGTATTATAAAGTTTTATTTTTCCATCCCAAAATTTATTGCGAACCGCAGGAATAAATTTAGCACCGGGTACTGTAAATGTAAAATTATCACAAAGTTCCTGTGCAACAGATGGTTCACATGTCACTCTAGCATAAACTTCATTTACTTTTGTAACGTATAACTTGTCACGCACCTACTTTAAATTTTTCAAATTCAATTGCATTTTTAATTTGAAATCCTCTATCTTTAATTGATTTAATAATTGATTCAAGTACATCTACTTTTTCTTGCTGCATAGCAATTCTCAAATTAATATTAATAATATCTTGATCAGCTTCTATATGCATAGGAACATCCGATTTCAATACATTTAATTGAAATGGTTGCCATCCATGTTCTTTTAAATCTTCTGGAGGCATTATACCACGATAATAATCATATTTCAACTTAATAAATTGTTTACGATCTTGTTCTAGTTTCTTCAAAAGCATATTTTCATCTGAGAAAATACGAAGATACTTGCTATGCATTTTAGGAAGCTTTAAACTTTCATTACCAAGTTCAGTACGATCAATATTACAATCTTCGTCCCACATATCATGAATATCATCAAGCTTCATAATAAAAATCCTATATTTTTGCTACCCTAAAAATTTTATATTTAAAACTAACTGTGTTGGTAACATAGTTCACATCCGAATCAGTTGAAGTGAAATTTATATCACTTAATGAAACCGGAAACAAGTCTTCAAATGAAACTATGATATTTGGATTCATATTACTATTTAAAATAGTAAGAGTGGCATCAGAGTATAACCCATCTTTTGAACCGGGACTTACAGATTGAAGAGTTTTATATTGACCAAAATTTTCTGGAAATCCAAGACCAACTAACCAATTATAAACTTCCAAATAATTTTGAAAATCTTCGTCTACTTTAAATGTAACTTGAAGATCGCCATAGTCTAATCTATTTCCGGCTATTTCAAGAACTTTAAATGGCGTTGGCGATTGGATAAATCCAAGTGCTAAGGAAGGAATATTAACGTCAGTGACAAAGAAATCCAAATTTGGAGCCCGTGCCAAAGTAAATTTAAATCCTAATGGAGAAAGAAAATTTATGTTATTTGGTTGAGTTGTTAAAAGAGGCATAGCATATAATCCTTGTTTATATGCTATTTATCTTCAATCAATCATCGAAATAATGACCTTTTCTATACCTATTTTCTTTGATGAATTCGTCGGCATAAGGACGATACATATAATATTGAAGAACTCTTGCCAACGCATTTGAGGTTTCTTCATTATCATACACATCTTGATATTCATAATCTTCAAGTGGACTTGACTTTGATACCAATCGAGCAATTTCTTCTTGACAAGAGATGTATGCCTTCTTCAAATCTTCAACAATAATCTTGCTTACAAGCTCGTCATCAATTTCCAGATTCATCTTCAATCTCCTG